AAGTTTAACTATATAAATGAGAATGATTCTTATTTAGGCTATATGGCTGACGAAGTACAAAAGCTAGACCCTGATTCGGTATTCCTTGATACAGACACTAACTACCTAAAAGTTAGCTATAAATACGCACCTGTGAGGCTTAACTAATGGCAATAGACCCTAGCATCATAGGCAGACTTGATACTCGCCTACCCTTAACGGCTCAAGTAGCTGACCCTGTGAAAGCAATCCAAGGCGGTTTATTAACTCGCTCACAATTCGACAAAGCTAAAGAGTTGAGAGAGACAAAAGATGTAAGGAATAAGCTATTAGAGCAGCAAGAGAAGATAGGTCAGCAGCAAATAGAGACAGGTGATATTGCGCTAGAAACTGCTCAAGAGATTAAAAACTTTGAATCTATACACCAAGGTATATCTGATATGGAGGGTTTTATCAGGAGTGGTGATTTAGGTGGCGCTGAGAATATGCTGAATGAGCGTATAGCTAAAGGACAAGCAGAAGGGCGGGATATGTCCGACTCTATAAGAGCGCGTGACGACCTACTAAACGATATGCAGTCAGGAATGACAGCTCAAGAGATTCAAAAGAAACAGTATTCAGAATTGCAAGCAGATAAGGCTGAAGTTATTGACGCTATTAACTTGCGAAGAGGCAAGCTTGAGTCAGCCACAGGTGTAGACTCTGATACAGCCTTAAAAATGCAAGAGGCTAAATTTAAGCAAGTAAGAGAGCTTAGAGGCGATGCTGAGAAAATATCTAAGACCTTTAAGCAAACACAAGAGGCATACAACAGAGTTAACTCTGTATTTGAGACTAACGAAAGCGCAAAGGCAGCAGAGGCTGATATGAGGAATGCGCTAACTTCTCAGCAAGATGATGCGGGCGCTGATGCGCTATCTGTTTTGGAAAGCACAGAGGCTTTTGGTGACATGGCTTTGATATTTAACTATATGAAAGTGCTAGACCCAGGCTCAACAGTTAGAGAGGGTGAGTTTGCTAACGCTCAAAACACAGCAGGCATACCCGATAAGGTTAGAAACCTTAGAGACCAACTACTAGCAGGTAAGCGATTACAGCCAAACCAGCGAGAAGGTATTAAGAATCAAGTTGAGGGGCTTTACAGCACAGCAAGAAAGCAAAACAAAAAAGACCTTTCTAAGATTATAGGGCAAGCAGAAGAGAATGAGCTTCCTTTAGGTCAGATAGTAGATTTAGGTGAACCTGAGCCAGACCCCGCACAAGTTACAGACGATGAGCTAGCAGACGCTCAACAACAACCAGCGACACCTCAGCCAATTAGTGTGCAAGAAGGCACGATTATATCTAACGGGCAGCAACAACTAATACTTAGAGGCGGGCAGTGGATTCCGTTTCAGGGGCAATAATGGCTGAACTACCAGAAGGGTTTGAAGTAGTCTCACAACCTAAGCAAGCACAACCCTCTCAAGCGCCAGCAGTACCAGAAGGGTTTTCTATTGTTGAATCTCAAGCATCTTCTAGCGCACCCCTAGAGGTTACTTTTGGCGAGAATCCAGCAGAAGGCAGCATACTAGACCCTCTGGCAAGCGGCTTAGGTTTTGGCTTTACAGATGAGGCTTTAGCGGGCATGGGTACAGCTTTCGCTTTGGTTAAGGGTGATATAGAACCTAATCAAGTGGGTGAGATGTATGAGGGCATGAGAACAGGTCTATTAGAACAGAGACAGAGTTTTGCAGAAGACCACCCCGTACAAGATTTTCTAGCAGAAATCGCGCCAATGATTGTAGGCGGACTTCCTAAGATTATGGAGCAATACGCTTCTAAAGGGCTGTTTGGTGCTGGCATGGTGGGCGGTGGCGAAGCTGGTCTATATGGCGCAGGTACAGCAGAGGGAGACGGTATAAAAGAGGGCGACCCTATAAATGTGCCTTTCACAGATATTCAGATAGGTGAGTCTCCTATAGATGTGCCCGCTAGAGTTGAAGGGGCAGTAACAGAAGCGCCTATTGGTGTTTTGGGTGGCGCAGGTGGCGCTAAGGTAGTAAATACAGCGACAGACCTAATACAAAACGCAGCCACTAAGAAAAAGCTAGTAAGAGAGGGTAGAGCGGGTACTGAAAGAGCTGATTTAATCTTAAAAGACCCTTCTAAGGCACAGCCTACTGAGGGTATGTTTGACGAGCCTTCTGGTTTGTTTGAGGTGAGCAGTCAATTTATGCCTAACCAGCCTCGCGTGGTTAAGCTAAAGAGCGCAGACAAGGCGTTTAAGCAGCAAATAAGCAAGGGTACTGTAGCCAGAATAGCTAAGGCGAACAAATCTACAAGAGACAGCATGAAGCTGCTAACCAAACGCCACTACCAACAACTAGAAGGCATCTCAGACGATGAGGCTTATGGAATTATTGGTGATGAGTTTTCTAAGAGATTGACAAAAGTACAAGATACCCACAAAAAGGCTCTAAACTCTCAGAAGCGAGCTGTACAGACTGATTTAAGAGGAATTAAGGGAGAGCAATTAGCTAACTCGCTAGATAACTTTGCAGATGATTTATTTAGAGTTGATGAGGCGGGAAACCCTGCGGGAATCCTGAATAAAAACAATATATCTGTAAACGATAAAGGCTCTCTTGATTTCTCTCAAGTGCCTGAGTTAAACCCATTGTCAGACCCTTCTAACCAAGCAACACTCAATAAGATGTGGTCACAATATAAGAAGGTCAAAAATGGCGAGGACTTGCATAAGCTTAGACAGGATATTGATAAAGCAAGAAAGAACCCGCCTAAAGGCTTGGCAAAAGTGGACGATGTTTCTAATAACATTCTAAAACAGATGCGCGGCTCTCTCAGAAACCAGCTTATAGATTTATCAGACGACTACGCAGAGGCTAATGGCGTGATAAGCAGAAACATAGCAGCCTTTGAGAAGATGGAAGACACTATACCTGCGTTAAAGAAAATAGATTTCAACGACCCTGATGGCTACCAGAAGGCTATGGATTTAGTGGCTAACAAGTCTCGAAGCATGAGCGCAAACACAGACCAAGGCATAAAGATGCGCGACATGATAGACACCTTTGACAATCTATCTGCTGAGTATGGTGGAAAGTTTGACACAGACATAAAGCAGTTGTCTCGATATTTCTTAGACCTAAAGCAGTCTATGGGTACAACCAAGCCTGCCTCTTTTGCTGGAGAGGGTGAAACCTTTGTTAAGCGAGGTGTAGAGAAAGCGAAGCAATATACAGGGCTAGACCTTATAAAATCCAAACAATTAGACATAACTAATCGCACTAAACATGATGCACTTTTAGATGTAATAGACGAGGCGAACAAAAGGCAAAAATAATGGCATATAAAATAGGCGAACCCACACAACAGCAGTTTATAGATGATAATGGCGACCCTGCCACAAGTCATAAACTCTATTTCTATCTAGAAGGCACAACTACCCCTACTAACGTAGCTTTCGACACTGCGGGAAGCTCTGTAGCTACCACTGTGACTATTGGTAGCAATGGCTACCCTCAATCAGGTGGAAGCGATGTAACTATCTACTACGATGAGGACACGACTTACGACATCGTTAGAAAGGATGCCGCTGACGTAGCTTATGGCGCGACAATCGAGAGCTACAAAGTACCTACCCCTAGCTCAACAGATACTATTAAATCTGTACTAAGCGCGGGCGGTAGTGCTGCTGATGTGATAACAGCTAGCTTAACCCCTGCGCCTACTTCTTTAGTAGACCAGCAAACTGTCATTGTAGAATTACAACATGGCGCTAATACAACAACAACTCCTACCTTTAACCTAAACTCTCTAGGCGCTAAGACTATTGTCAGAGACGATGACCAAGCTCTAGTAGTGGGTGATACAGGTGGAGATGGTTATAAGCTATTATTGTCTTTTTCTAATACGAAAGATTCCTGGCAGTTATTAAACCCCGCGAAATCAGGCGTATCTAAAACAATTTATACCAGCAACGACACTCATACACCATCTAGCAAAGCCTCTACTATAGAGTTTGAGGTTATTGGTGCGGGTGGAGGTTCTGGCGGCTGTGCAGCAACAGGTGGAGCGCAGTATTCAACTGGTGGCGCTGGTGGCGGTGGTGGGTATGTAAACCATTCGACTACCACTGTCGATACATCTTATACCATAGTTGTTGGCTCAGGTGGTGCGGGTGGCACAGCAGGCGCTAACGCTGGCAGTGTTGGCGGTGATTCCTCAGTAACAGGCGCTTCTATTACTTTAACAGGTAACGGTGGTGCAGGTGGCATAGGCGGTACAGCCATTGGCTCTGTTATATATCCTGCAACTTCTGGAGGAACTGCAAGCGGAGGCTTATTTAATGTTGCTGGAGGAGATGCTGGTAGTGGTCTTGATGGGGGATTGTCTTTTAAACAGACAATAGTGGCTACGGCTACAAGACCTAGCGCGGGTGTTGCTGGTATTGATTACGGCACTGGTGCTAGTGGCGCTGCAAGCGACCCAAATGAGTCAGCTAGAGCTGGCGCAGCAGGCGGTGATGGAATCGTAATAGTAACTGAATACTAGAGGTAATTATGAGCGGATTTGTAATACTAGCACTAACAGTATCTATCACTTTATGGGTGGGGGATATGATAGAAGAGCATGAGCAAAAAGACATTAACATTGAGCAACAGAGGTAAAAATGTACTACCAATTTGAACAAGAACAAAACATAGCAACTAATGGCACTAAAACCATTACTGTAAATAAACCAGTGGATAAGTCTCGCAATCCTGACGACCCTTTCACAGACAAGCACTGTATTGCTATTGACCCAGGCGGCTTCACTGCTGGAACTATCACAGTAACCTCTACCGCTATCGGAGCGGCTTCTGATGAGGCTGTGTTTGAAGATGGCAGTGCTTTAGTTATCAATCTAGCCACAAGTGGCGAGCCTTTCACTCGCAAGCTTGAGGGCTTTCCTGTTGAGTCGTTTAAGTTTGTCGGAGCTTCTATGACAGGCGGCAGCGGTAACGATTGGGGAATAACTATAGTTTCAGGTCACTAGAATGACTTTAGACCTCTCTAAAATGTCGCTCTCTAAGATGGCTTTAGAGGGGATGGATGTTAATACAATAAATACCAGACTTGCGACTGCTTCCACTTTTTACGCAATGACACAAAGAACAGCCGCCTCTGTCGCTACGGTTGCCACTTTTGCTGATGGTACAACTTACTATCCAGTGGCGTTGACTACAGCGGCAGTAGGCACAGCTTATAATTTTACAGATAACAATGACGGAAGCTTTACAAACGCAAGCGGCATCACCTTAAAAGTAAGGGGAACGGTTTTAATACAGGGTGTAGATAGTGTTGCGGATTTACAACTACTCTTAACAGCTCAAACAAATGAAAGCGGCTCATGGGCTGAGATAGACACAAGGCGCGGAAGCATGACAAGAACACCAAGCTCATCAAACCCTATCACCTACACTTGTCAATACTCTCTTTCTTTAAGTAACGGGAAATCAATACGACCCGCAGTAAGGGCATACGATGGAACGGGTGCAGAAACTTTTAGCGCGTCAACTATTACGCATTCAGTTTGGGGGTATGAATAATGGCTACTAACCCTAAAATGATTGGCTCAACTATTGGCGCGGATAATTTAAACACAACAGAGGCTATGAGTACGAGTGCTTATGTTTTGCTTAATCCCGCTTGCGTAAGTGGAACTAATAACAGGAATTGCACAGACACATCAAGCGCGGGGCAGCTTAAAAACGAATCAGGGCAAGACTTAGATATTGAAATACTTTTTTCCTTGTCCAGTGATGATTCTGATCAGACAGCTAGATTCGCGCCAATGACTTCAACAGATAACTCAACATACACAGAAGACACCACAGCATACGCATGGACTTACCTAGTTGGCGCTGACCCGAAAGTCGTAGTGCTTAAATGGAGGCTAACCCTAGCGGCTGGTAGCTGGGTGGGTGTAGGCGTTAAGGGTGACACAAACACTAATAACCAATCTTATAGAACATACGTTTTGCATATTAGGTCTATTGAGGGCTACGGTACACCTTCACTTATTGGTGATGCGTACTCTACTTATGACAACACAGAAGAGACAACAGCAGGTACAACAGCTTTCCAGGTGCCTCTTGTTACAACAACAGCAGCAGGGGAAAATGTCGGTTTAACAACGGACAACGCAGGAGCATTAACAAACAATACAGGCAGCACATTGGTGTGTGATGTTTTCTGGTTTGGCACAGGTCGAAAGCCCACATCTACATCGAGAATTTACACCTTTAGCATTGGTAAAAACACAGGCTCTGGTTTTTCGGCTGTAGACACAGGCACTAGCCGAATCAACTTAGCACAACAATCACAGCAGGGGGTTTTCGCTTTTGCTACAGTTAGCCTAGACGATGGCGATTCTATTGCAGCGATGTTTAGTTGCCCCTCAACCAACGCTAGCTGGGAAATGTGGTCTTATCAATTACATATTATGAGTAGAACTTAGGAGCAAAATTATGGATTTAGTATTACATGGCGTAGAGCCAAACAGGGTTTTAATAGGTACAGATGCAGACGGTAATCGCTGGAATGCTCAAGAGGGTTTGCATGATGGTGGTGCTAAGTTTGCTAATGCTATGGCTGACGATAACAACAACACTGTCACAAAATTTGAAGACACTCAGGAATATGCTGACGGTGTAGCTGCACAAGAAAGATATAACAAGCTAGGTGAGATTGAGGCGCTCGAACAAAAGGCTTTACGCTCAGTGATTGCTTTGTCGCTTGACCCTAGCGACAATACAGAGCGCGGGTATCTTCAAGACTATAAAAACCAAATAGACGCGATAAGAGCTAGCTTATAAATGACTATAGACGTATCAGGCGGGGGTGGTGGTGTAGCAGATGTACCTCTAGCAGGTAATGACAGCTCCACTGCTTTAAACACAGGCTCTAGCTTTACAGGCTCATGGTCTGCTGTACCTGTTGGCTCTTTGCTTACTGTTGATTTAAAGAGTGATGTGGACTTAACTTTAAAAGTTGAGTATTCCGTAGATGGTGGTACTACAACGGACTCTACCTTAACTCGATACTATCGCACTGCTTTTATATTTGCTCCCCAAACCTTTAAGAATGCTAGACCCTATGTTCGTTTAGTTGTTGAGAATAGTAGCGGTACAAACGCCACATACATGAGATTAAATTCCTATGTGGGTGAAGGCGAGGCTATTCTTAACATACCCGTAGACGGCACAATGTCTAAGGACTATGGGGCTATCTCTACACGCCCTACTGACTTCCATGCAGAGGTAGCATTGGGAAGGCGGCAAGGTGTGAGTTTATGGAATAAGTTTGGATATAACGATGATGTTGACACAGGCACAGAGCTTCTAGCTTCTTGGGGTGGTACTTTTCAGTTTCTAACAACAGGCGAGACTATCAATATCGTATCGACATCTACTGCTGACGATGGCGACCCTGCTGGTACAGGCGTAAATTCTATTGTTGTTTATGGTGTTGATGAAAACTGGGATTCTCAAACTGTAGTCTACACAATGGACGGCACTAGCACAGTCACAAGCGCAGAATCATGGATAGGCATAAATAGGGTAGCTTCTTTCCTATCAGGAAGCGGGCAAACTAACGCAGGCACTATCAACATTACTGCAACTACATCGGGCTACCAGATGGCTCAAATGCCAGCAGGGGAGGGGGTATCTCAACAATGTATTTTCTACACTCCCCAAAATCATACATTCTTAGCTGAGTGGTTACATTTCAACAGTATCAAGTTATCAGGCGGGGGAAACCCTGAGCTAATCTTTAAAGCGTGGGTTTATAGTGCTGTAAACAATACTAAACAAGAAGTATTCAGGGGAAAGATGGATTTAGCCAGAAGTAATGATTTAGATGTAGCGCCCCCTGTGCCTTTTCCTCTTTCTGAAAAGACTATATTCTGGCTAGAGTGTACCACTGACTCTGATAATACTCAGGCAAGCGCCAGGTTTTCAGGTGAGCTAGCAAGAGACGCAGACGCATGATTATAGAAGATGCAAAAAAGTTAATTATACAATCTGACTCTCGCGGTGTGTGGATTGGTTATTTAAGGAAGGAGATAGGCGCAGATGCGGTTAATGACTTACTAGAGTCGGGTGAGTTTGTTAAGGTTAAGCAATCCAACCCTATCCACAATAACGGCTCTAGCGGTATGGTTTGGGCAGTCAAGGGTGCTAAAAAATGACAACGCCTATACAATTAGTCTTTATCGCTCTAGGTGTAATAATCGCCATTCAATCACTGTCAAAAGGTATAGCTGTTGGCGCTTTGCCTACAGGGTGGTTTTTTGCAGAAGATGCTGAGAACTCAGTCTATGTTTGGCTAGGTGCTGTCTTTGTATGGAGCTTATCGCTCGTTTTCTTATTAAAGGTTCAAGATGCTCGAAATAATCAAAAACAGCCTCAACGATAAGAGCGGAGCACTTACTGTCATACTAGCGGTGATTATAATGGCTGTAGGAGGCTCTTATAAGCTGCTGACAGACCGTTTAAATGAAGAGCATAGAGATGTGACACAGTTACAAAAAGACCTTCACAGCCTTGATAAGCGCGTTACAGTGCTAGAGGTTAAGAATGACAATTGAGCAATTTTTAAATAATGTTATAGGCTCTTCCTGGCTTTTACCCTTATTAGCTATTTTAGGGTGGATATTAGTCAAGTATTTAGATGGTAAGTTTCTATCTACTGACGACTTCAATAAATACAAGGAAGCTAGGGGTGAGGAGGAAAGGGAATACCGTGAGCATATTAAGGATGAGTTTGAAGAGAAGCAGCGGTATATAGAAACCGTGGATAAGAAAGCCAACGATAACGGGAGAGAAGTGGCTAGGCTTGAGGGTAAGTTAGAGAGCTAAACTCCTTTCTAGCCCTCTTACTTAATGCGCGTTTTATTTTTTTTCTTTGTCCAGACTTCCATGTGTGGATATTTTTAGCGCAGATTGCATCTACCTCATCACCTGACTTGAGTTTCTGTTTCACTCTACAGCTTCGCTAACAGCATCCTGTACAGCTTCATTTTGCACCAAATCAAGTAGTGCTTGAGCTAGGTTGCCATCTATCCAGCCTTGACTTTGAGCGATTGTGATTGATACCACTGCCACTGCTACCCATGCGGCTGATTTCTTCTTAGATACGCCCTCATAAACTACTTCTAGCTCCTTAACCTCAGACTCTAAGCCTTCGTTTATAACCTTTTTAGATACTTCCTTAACTACCTTTTTGGCTATCATGGGGGCTACTATCTTGCCCACTGCTAGTAAGATTGGATGTGCCATTGTTTATTCCTCGCATTATTTTGCGCTTATCGCTATTTGAATAGGTTAGCCATTCTATCACTTGAGTAGCACTTCTGCCACAACCCTTACAAACTGCATCACCTAATGCTGTAGCTGAGCAAATCCCTTTGCAGGGGTAAAGCTCTCTATCTAAGGACAAGCTCAAAGTGAGGGTAATCCATGAACGAATGGTCTGTTATATCTCCATCACAATCCCAGTCAATACCGCAGCGAATATCAATACCTTTTGAATGCGCTATACCTCTAATAATCCCTATCAAGTGAGTGAATCGCTCCAGATTATTCCAGTCAATAGGATATGGCGCAATATCTACAGCCTGTGAGGGCATTGTATTATGCCGACTATTTGGAAACTGTACTTTGCTCATCCCCTTATGGAATACATCGTCTTGCTCTTCCTTGGTTCGATGCCCACACAACACAGTAAAATCAACTATCTGAATAGCTTCCTCAAGTATTGCCTGTATAGATGGATGGCAAGTATCTAATCTTGCCTGTGAAGACTTACCAAATTTATACATAATCCCTCCGAATTAAGCGTGGCGCTACCCTAGCCGAGGAGAAAGGTGAGAGGGAAAACTAGGGCGCATACCACTAGCCGCGATTGTAACCCCTCTCTCAATCTCAATCAATTAGCTTAATGAATTGCTAACTTTCCACTTATCAAACTATCAGGCATATCCTTATGAAATATACCCACCCTGTTTAAAGAGGTGTCTGAAATCATGGTCTTGCTTTTTACTGTCCTAGCAAAGAACTCGTAAAACATTCCATCCTCTTCAAAAACTACGATAGGACTATAAGGCTCTGCTACACTTATCCTGTCTTTAATCCTTTTAACTACAAGCTGTAAATCAGGTCTATCCCCCTCTTCTTTTGGCTTAAACATCTTATCACTACGCAGATACTTTTTTAGCATTTTTAGCCCTCTTCTTACATTTTGCGTCTGTTTTTGCTTTATTGTCTTTTATTAGATTTCTTCTATCTAGCCTCTCTTGATAAGTATTTCCAGGCTCTAAAGCCTTCATACTTGAATTACGCCACTTCTGAGTAAATGTACAGTATCTAAAATATGTGCCTGTTTTCTCGACATACTTATAATGCTGCCCATTCCAGAAATGAGTGCCTTGCGCTGGTCTGTCTGTTTCAAATGCTCCAAACATATCTATCTCCTCAAAAAGGCAAATCCTCGTCTAAGCCAGCATCTTTAACAGGTGGCGCGTAGTTATTCTGAGCCTGTGTTGTCTGCCCACCGTCTGACCAAAACACCTTAACATTTCCTAAAATGGGTGTATTAGTTTTACTGTCTGACTCTTCCTTAGTCTGCTTGTGTGAGATAAAGCCATTATTGTCATATTGGTCTTTATTATCCGTATCGACAAAGGTAGTCATAGTTAAATACTTACCCTTCTTACCCTCGTAAATTCGCGCCTTATCTATCTTAGACACATCTATTTGTACTTCTATACCGTATTTAGGCATGTTATTACTCCTCTACTTGGTTTCACACTTGATTATGCGCGAGTCTGGATATACATAAACACCCAAACTCTCACACTGTTTATAAATCCTTTCACTTGTAGGCTCTGCCACTATATTCACCATCCAAATACTCGCAGACATTAGAAAAACGCCAGTGAAAAAGCCTATAGTGAATTTACCGTCCATGCCTAACTTCCGTCATTAGCTTCTTAGACTCATCTGAGAACATATGATAAAGCACGGCTTTCTCGTCTTTCTCTAAGCCTTCCATGTGGTTTTTCCAATCAGGGTCGTCATTAGCTAGCAAATCGTCTACAGTTTCCACAATCTCTAGCGCGACCTTTGAGCCGTCTAGCTCTAGCTTATTACAAAGCTTCTTACCCGCTGTTTTCTTACCATCACCAAAAGAATTGTAAAGAGCAGTTTGTGCCTCTTCTGAGAGTGATTTCATAAACAGGAAGTATCTAAGCGCGTCCTCGTTATTGAAGTACATATCAAAGCGCCCTTTCTCTTCAGGCGTGTAATCCTCACCTTTTGGTAAGCTCTCGCCTGCGTAGATATAATGACCTAGACCAAACATAGCTAGACACTTCACAAGGCATCTCATGCGCGTGTCAGAGACATCTCTAGCAGTAGGGTTAGGCATTGCTTTGTTGTTGAAATCCATCACAGGAAGCCACATAGAGCGTGTATGACCGTCTATAGTCACATCTACCCAAACCTCTATTGAGCCATCTGGATAGATAAGATTCTCCCTAAACTCATAGACTGCGCTAGGGTAATGCTCCATTAAGGTAGCCCACCCCCATGTCCATGATAGATAGGTAAATTGACCTTTCTTTTCAGTGTGTTTATTAACGTCTATATTAGACAGTGTTCCCCAAACTTCAGCAAACTCGCTCATTTCTTCCCCCTTGTTTCTCGCCTAATTCATACGCGATTGTATCAAATAAGTCAGGCATCGCATAGGATAATTTTACAATACATTCCTCACAAACCAGCTCACCCGTTAAAGGATGCTCGTGGCAGAATTCGTGGTCATTGTCTTTTTGCTCGTCACATTCAAAACAGTAGTAAATACTCATAGTCTCTCCTCGTATAAAATAAAATCTTGTGCTTTCTCTAATACCCATTCCTCTTGAAACATTCTGAGCCTTGCGTGAATGGCGTTTTTCCACTCCTCTAGCTCACACTCTAGCATTTCCTCTAAAAGCTCGTAGTCGTCCTCACAGATGCTTAGAAGGTCATTAAGGTCAGCTAGCGCCTTATTCTGGTCATGCTCCTTAATAATCCTCTCAGCAGCGTGGTCTAGGTCGCTCTCATAGACGTTATATGTTGCCTTAGTCTCATCACCTACTACAAACTCAAAAGTGTGTACAGGTTGCTCGCATTGAATTGCTGTCATATTTCCTCCTCGTTTTCGCCTAGTATAAAGGCTGATTTATAGATTAGTAGTGTTAATTTGCGACAAAATGCAAAATAATTTAATATATTTTTATGAGCATATTCAAAAGCTTTAAAAGCATGAACTATCGGCAGAAGGCTGAGCTAAGGGAAAAATTACACAATTTAGCTGCAAATCCCGCCTTTCAGGTCGCTTGTGCCGTAGTGATTGTTTACTTTTTGTACAATATCTGATATATGGGGCATATATAAACTATTGACGATAACGTCAGGAGCTATTATATGTGCGCTATTGATAAGCTTTTTCCAGCTATTCGAGAAGAAAGAAACTTAGAGAAGAGAGAGCTGCTTAAGGAAGTATTAACAGAGCTAGTCGAGGATAAAAAACAGATATTCGACCTTTCTAGCGAAGTGGAACGATTGCAGCCTTTTGAGCATATAGCAGAAGAATTGACATACGCATAGAAATATAGATAATCAATAAATAAGGGGCTAACTATCATTGGTTGCTCTTTGGTAGATGGTCGCTTACCGCCTAACCAGCCCCCTTTCCTTTATTCTGGTAAGCACACATAAGGTAAGCGGCAATGAATTACTATAATTTTAATATAGGTGACTACGCAGGTCACACCCTCCACTTAGAGCCTCTAGAGGATTTAGCTTTTAGGCGGCTTCTCGATTACTTATACCTTCACGAAAAACCACTACCAAAAGATATAGATGAGATAGCTAGACTTATCCGTATGCGAACGCATAGCGATTGCATTGCGTATGTATTAGAACAGTTTTTCACACTAGAGAATGATGGGTATATAAACAAAAGAGCTATGTCTGAAATAATCACTTATCAAGAGAAGTGCAGCAAGGCTAGCAAGTCAGCAAAGGCTAGATGGGGGAAAAATAAGAATAAAAACAAAGCCTTAGATAGTGATGCGAAGGCAATGCGAACGCATAGCGAAGGCAATGCTATACAAGAAACAATAAACAATAAACAAAAAACAAATATACCTTATTCAGCTATCGCTGAACTCTATAACTCTAAATTTGCAGAGCCTACAGGTTGCCCAAAAGTTAGACCTAATGAGCTTAATGAGAAACGCAAGAAAAAGATTAAAAAGTTTTGGACATTAACTGACCAGTCTAATACGCTAGAATGGTGGCAGAGTTATTTTAACGCGTGCTCTCAATTTCCAAATATGCAAGCAGATGCTGAAAGGTCAAAAGGCTGGGAAAACTGGAAGCCTAATTTTGACTTCTTGTTAACTGTAGACACTTTAGAGAAAGCAAGGGAGAACAGGTTATGAAAACAGTATCATGGAATCGCTGCAAAAACTGCGGTAACTACTTCTCTGACGTTAATTGGCTATCATGGCGAGTAAACGGCTATTGTCGAAAAGCTTGTGAGGACGGTAAAAAGCCCACACAGTTTATTTACATTAAAGGACAAAAGTATGATGAAAGGTCAGTAAATGGCTTTGATTTTAAGGCGGGCATGAGTACAAAATACTTAGGCGATATTTACAACTAACAACACACAGGCGCAAGAGAGGGTAAATACCAATGAAAAAACTAACTTTAATCTTATCAATCATTTTAAGTGGAAACGCTTTAGCAGCTACCGACTACACTTGTGTAAATCGTTGCTCAGCTAATGGCTATCAGTATGGCTACTGTCAATCTAAGTGTAGCTATAACTCAGGCTACAGCAGTGGACAAACAGACTATACTTGTGTCAATCGCTGTACAGCTAACGGTTATCTTTACGGTTACTGCCAACAAGCTTGCAGCTATTAGGAGGATAACGTGAGAGCTAGAATTAACATAACTCATAAAAACGCGCATCTGCTAGAGTCTGACGCTTTTGAGATACCTGTATTGCCTAGAGTGGGCGATATTATCCATGTCTTAGAGTTTAACGAATCATGGTGGTTAGGTGTGGAGTTTTGCGAAACAGCAAAAGTAACAGAAGTCGAGTTTTGGGATATAACAAGGGGCGAGGTATTTATACAATGCACAGCAGAGCAGTTAAGAATAGAAGCGAAGTAATCGAATACCTAAAAGAGCTAGTCTGTTATGACTACAATATGGGCAATAGTCTCTACTCAGTAAGAATGAATCGCGCTAGATATTTGCATGATACTAAAATGATAGTAGAGCTGGAGCAATTGCATTATTCTGTGAGAGAATTTGTAGAGGGGTTAGAGGATGAGCCAAGAAGCTGAGCAGGCTGTATTAGGTGGTTTAATGTTAGATAATTCTAAGTTAGATATTATCGACTTAGAGCCAGACCACTTCACAAGCCTAGCGCATAAGAAAATATTCAAAAGCATCTTAGATTTAAGGTCACAGGATTTAGCCTTTGACGCTATCACTATCGCTGAGGACTTGGATAGTAAAAACGACTTAGGCGCTGTTGGCACTCCTTATTTAATGGAGTTGTCTAATAATACAATTAACTCCAGGAATGTGCCTTCTTACGCAAAGATTGTTAAGCGAGACTATAAGAATAATACTTTAAAAGGAATTGGCTTAAACATTCAAATGCTAGCAGAAGATGGCAGCGACTGTGATAAGAATATTGAGGCGGCATTAAAGCTATTTGACTCTTTCAATGTCGAGGGTGAGAAGGATTTAAAACCTATTGGTGAGCATGTTGCTGCTTATGTCGAGGATTTAGAAGCTCGAATGAGCCAGGAAGGTGTAGACGGATTAGAGACAGGCTTCAGGGATTTAGACAAACGCTTGCAAGGATTGAAGGCGGGTGAATTGATAATCATAGCGGGGCGACCTGCTAGCGGTAAATCAGCCCTAGCCCTAAACATAGCCCACCACATTGCAAAGACTGACCCCGTGATGTTCTTCTCAATGGAAATGCCGAGCAAGCAATTAGTACAGAGAAGCGTGGCAAGTTTGGGGAATGTTGATTTAAACTGGTTAAAATTTGGACTCAAAGAAGATGATAGTGGTTGGGGCGCAGCTACTCATGGCGCTACTCAATTAGCAGAGTCACAGTTAATCCTAGACGATAACGGCTTACAAACGATTCAAAGCATAAAGGTTAAGTGTAAGAAGCAAGGCAAGCTAGGCGCTGTGTTTGTGGATTACTTACAACTAATCAGAGGCAAGGGTGAGAATCGTACACAGGAAATCGGACTAATATCGAGAAGCCTTAAAGAGCTATCTAAGGAGCTTCAATGCCCTGTTATCGCATTATCTCAGCTTAATCGAGGTCTTGAGTCTAGGAAGGATAAAAGACCACTTATGAGCGATTTAAGGGAGAGTGGCGATATAGAGCAGGATGCGGATATTATCTTAATGCTTTATCGAGATGAGTATTATTACCCTGAGTTTCCACCAAACCAAGGCTTTGCAGAAATCAACACAGCAAAGTTTAGAGATGGCGAAGTGGGCAAGGATTATCTTGCTACAGAGTTAGCTAAAAGTCAGTTTAAAGATATAATGAGTTTTACTTATCAACCATTCGAGGAAAAAAATAAAAAAGGGGGTGGTTTCAGTGGCTAAACAAGCAGAGCTATTTAAAAGACGCTTAGAATTTCGAAGAACGAAAAAAAATGCCGATTTAATGAAAAAGTGCTTTACAGATGTTTACAACTTAGGCATGGTAAGCGAACCAACTATGAGAAAGGTTTTAACTACAAACTATGAGAGGTGAGAGGAATGAGTGAATTTAAATCCCCTGTATATAATGTTTTATCTGTGCCTATTGATAAGGTAACAGCTAACGACTACAACCCTAACAGTGTTGCTCCTCCTGAAATGGAATTGCTAGAAACTTCTATTTGGGAGGACGGATATACTCAGCCAGTGGTAACGGCTTACGATTCTGAAAACGATGTTTATGTTGTTGTGGACGGATTCCACAGATACCTTACGCTAAAAAACAGCAAGCGTATTTTTGAACGAGAGCAAGGTATGTTGCCAGTTGTTGTTATCAATAAAGAAATTGGCGACAGAATGGCTTCTACCATCCGACACAATAGAGCAAGGGGAAGCCATAACATTGAGCTAATGAGTACGATTGTTTCTGAGCTTGTGGAAATGGGCAAGGGCGATAGGTGGATATGCCAACACATAGGCATGAGCCCTGATGAGCTTTTAAGAATGAAGCAAATAACAGGTGTTGCTGCATTGTTTGAAAACAAAGACTTCTCTGATAGTTGGGAAGCGGAGATGAAAGGGTGAAGCTAAAGAGAATTTACCACCACTATTTAGACTGGGAGGAAATAGATTTTAATATGTGGGGAATTATAGAAAATAGAAAAGCTATGCTCAACAAGGCGATTAAGTTTACAGGCGACCATAAAAGATACGGGCGCTTTATGTTGAGAGTTGTTAATGAGTGGAAATTTAGCTGCGAGAATGCGCTAACAGATTATTCTATAAATCGCAGAGCATGGATAGGTCACGCGGCTACAGCTTTAGCTTTAGGTTGTCCAGAGGATATAACGAGAGAGGCTTGGGGGTATTTAACAAGTGAGCAGCAATTATTGGCAAATAAAAAAGCAGATGAAGCAATTAGATTGTGGGAAGTCAACCATGTCGAGAATGGAGGCTTATGTCTCGAAATGGGAGAGCAGATGTTATAGCGAAGGCATACCAGACGAGGTATCTTATACTTTAGAAAAAAGCCATCGAGTACCATCGTATAGAGCTATAGCTATTTGCATATTAAAAAACGATTTAATGTTGACAGGACTAGGCTTTTCGGGTGAGTATTCAAAGTGGAGCAGGGTTTTAAAGGAAGAGAAAGAGAAGAGAGAAAGCAATCAATTAGATTTGTTGTGAGGGCAGCATGGAAAAGAATTTCGAGAGAGTTTACATAAAAGAAACTAATGTTTATGAGGCGGCTAATAACCGCCTTGATTTTATCTTTAAAAAGTTCAATAGAATTTATCTATCTTTTTCTGGTGGAAAGGATAGTGGTGTTATGTTGAATCTTACGCTTGAGTATATGCGTAAAAACAATATCACCAAAAAAATAGGGCTTATGATTTTGGATAATGAGGCAAACTATGAAATGTCTCTTGAGTTTATGCACGAGATTATTCAGGAAAACCTAGATTTATTAGATGTGTATTGGTGCTGCCTTCCTATTACCCTTCCTTGTACGGTTAGCTCATATGCTATCGAGTGGCAGTGTTGGGGCGAGAGAGATAAGGAGCGATGGATTAGGCCGATGCCAGAACAGGAATATATTGTAAATATAAATAACCATAAGTTTGATTTCTTTGAGGAGGATATGACTTATGATGAGTTTTGGGACAAGTTTGGCGATTGGTATGCTCAAGGTGAGGAGTGCGCCTGCATGATTGGTATTAGAGCAGACGAAAGCTTAAACCGATTCAGGGCGATTATGAACGAAAGAAAAACCACAAAAGACGGCATGATGTGGACAAAGAAAAACACTGACTTGGTTTATAATGTGTACCCTGTGTATGACTGGCGCAGCCAGGATATTTGGATTGCTAATAGCAAGTTTGAGTGGAAGTACAACAAACTCTACGATTTATTTTATAAGGCTGGAGTGCCTGTTGGCTCTATGCGTGTCGCTTCCCCTTTCATGAGTGAGTCAAAATCCAGCTTACAGCTTTACAGGGTTATTGATGGGCATACATGGGCTAGGCTTTGCGCCAGAGTACAAGGAGCTAACTTTATAGCGACCTATGGCAAGCAGTTAAGCTATCGGTCTTTCTCTCTACCAGAAGGACATACTTGGAAATCATTTACTAAATTTTTACTTGAGACTCTACCTCAAGAGGTGGCGGAAAATTTTAAAATGCGCTTTGTTCAGTCTATAAAATACTGGGGTAGGACGGGGCGCGGACTCCCTGAAAAAACAATTCAAGAATTGCTTGATAATGGTGTGAAAATTAAGTTAAATGGAAAGACGGCTCACGGCAATAAGAGTTTGGACAGGGTTGTTATTAAAACCCCGCCTGACCACTTAGATATGCTGTCATGCCATAATAGTGACGTTACATCGTGGAAGCGGTTTGCTATCACTATTTTAAAGAATGACCACACCTGCAAGTATTTGGGGCTAGCTCCAACAAAAGAGCAAGCGGTTAGACAGAGAGAGATAATGGAAAAATACAAATCCATATAGAGGGGAATTATGAAAGTTATAACATTAGACGAAGTAAAGAAAACAGACAGAATGGTTTTATGCCCAAAGAAGAATTTTATCAGCAATAGGTTTTTAGTTGAGAGTGACGGAATGGGTTACTCGATAACTAAAACAATTATCCCCAAGGGAACGGTAGCAACATGGCACTACAAAAAGCATTTAGAATCTTGTTATTGCGTAAAAGGTTTGGGTTATCTGGTAGATTGCGCCACAAGCGATACACATAAGATTGAGCCTGACTCTCTTTATGTTTTGGATAATCACGACAAGCATAGATTTATAGCTGTCGAGGAAGTGCATTTAATCTGTGTTTTCAATCCACCTTTAAAGGGTGATGAGGTTCACAAAGAGGACGGGTCTTACTAATGGCACAAATACAATGGGCAAAGCGTAAAGAAGAAATCCAGGAAATGCTAAACGAGAAAGGCGCGGATTATGTCTGTGATTATTTCGGAGTAAACCGCAAACACTTGCTTACAAGTTGTAGAGAAAACGGGATTTATGTAGAGAGCAGGCAGAAGCGCAAAATAGAAAAAGAGCGAGAGCATCCAAACGATTTGCCTACATGGTTAATCAAGCGAAGAAACGAAGTTATGTTAATGAGGTGGTGAGATGAGCGAATATACCTGTGTTGAGTGTAACAAGAGAAAGTATTTGTCTGAGTTTGACAAGGGTTTTATAGCTTGCCGTGATTGTGTGGGAGAGATAGAGAAAGGCTCAAAGAAAGTAAAAACGAAACTATCGAAAGAAGAAAAGCATGACCCTGTTAATCACCCTAGGCATTATACAGAGCACCCTAGCGGACTCGAAGCAATCGAAGTAACTTCATTTTTTGGATTTTGCCTAGGGAATACGATAAAATACATTTGGAGAGCAGAGCTTAAAGACGATGCTTTAGAGGACTTAAAAAAAGCTCGATGGTACTTAGATTACGAGATTAAGAGGCGAGAAAGTGAAAGCGATATTTAGCAAGCGCCACCAAGGTATATTTCCTACAGGCGAGGACGGACTAAAGCTAATAACGTCAATGAATAATGGCGAGCTTTGCAAAGTCGAATTTATCAGGAAGCGAAACTACGAAAACCATAAACGATTTTTTAAATTCATTGAGGTGGCTTTTGACAATCAAGATTTCTACGATAACCCTGAGCACTTAAGAAAAGCCTTACAAATGATTGCGGGGCATTTCGACACTTTGGTTATTCAGGATAAAGCTGGAAACGTAACTACTCAGTACATTCCTAAATCAATAGAATTTGAAAAGCTAGAAGAGCCTGAATTTCAGGAATTATTTAAACGCTGTATAACTGCATTTTTAGAGCGATATGGCAACGGATTAACAGAACAACAACTTTTACAGGTTATAGAGTTTGACTAAAAAACGAATAGTAGCAACAGCAATACTTGACACAATAACCGCACTCACGGTTATTTTTTTTATTATAATGGTATTTGGATTTTTTGAGGGGATATGATTATGAGGGTTTTGGTGGGTTGCGAGGAAAGCCAGGTAGTAACAAAAGCTTTTAGGGAAAGAGGGCATGAAGCTTATTCTTGTGATATTCAAGAAACAAGGGGTAATCCTGAATGGCATTTCCAAAAAGATATAATGGACGCTATTAAGGGCGTTTACTGGGATTTAATCATACTTCACCCTGACTGTACCGCGATGGCTGTAAGCGGGAATAGGTGGTACGGAAAAGGAATGCCAAAAAATCAAGAAAGGCGTGAGGCTATCGAATGGACTGTTAAGCTTTGTAATCATGCTAGATTTTGGTCAGAGCGAACTTGTTTAGAAAATCCTGTAAGCGTGATATTTCCAGAGCTTAACGCTAAAACGCAATATATCCAGCCTTGGCAGTTTGGGCATGGTGAAACAAAAAAGACTGGATTAGCTTTGTATAATTTACCGCCCCTAAACCCCACCAATATTGTAGAGGGTAGAGAGCAAAGGGTTTGGAAAATGGCTCCTGGACCGAACAGGAAGCGGGATAGGTCGGTTACCTTCCAAGGTATTGCTGATGCAATGGCTGACCAGTGGGGGAGTCTTTGAAAACCTGCAAAGTCTGTAAGACCAAATTCAATGCTTACAACTCCCTCCAGGTAGCTTGCTCACCTAAATGTGCGGTATCACTAGCCAAAGACAAGCGGCACAAGAAAGAGAAGAAAGAGCTAGCAGACTTTAGAAACGATAATAAGACGGTAAGGAAGCGCATAGAAGAGGCTCAGGCGGCTTTTAACGGTTACATAAGGGAAAGGGATAGGAATAAGCCTTGTGTCTCCTGTGGAGCTACAGAAAGCCCTCAATGGGATAGCGGTCACTATCGAAGCAGGGGAGCAGCTAGCCATCTAAGATTCAACTTATTAAACACTCACAAGCAGTGCAATAAGTGCAATAGATTCCTTTCGGGCAATATTGTTGAGTACAGAAAAGAGCTATTAAACAGAATAGGCGAGGAAAGGCTAGAAGCTTTGGAGGATGACAACAAGCCTAGAAAGTTTGACCGTGATTATTTAGAGAGAATCAAGAAGATATTTGCCAAAAGAACGCGGATTTATAAGAAATTGTCGCAAAACAATAAGAATTTGTCGTGATTTCATAGTATTTTTTGGTTTATAGTTACCAAAACAACGAGGAGAAAGGCAATGTTTAGAATTAAATACTTAGACAATAGCGGCAGAATCCGCGAATACGAGGTGAAAGCAGCGATATGGGCAGAAGCTGTATCTGACCTAGAGGCTAACGCTAATGAGATAGGTCACGGCATACAGGCTATATTTTGGGCAGTTAGGGAGGGGTAAGTAAGTGAACAATTTTATATATGATTTAATTTGTGTGGTAACTAAACGGTTGAGCGAGGCTGACTTGAGATGTGCTGACTTGAGCGAGGCTGACTTGAGATGTGCTGACTTGAGCGAGGCTGACTTGAGATGTGCTGACTTGAGCGAGGCTGACTTGAGAGGGGCTGACTTGAGATGGGCTGACTTGAGAGGGGCTAACTTGAGAGGGGCTAACTTGAGAGGGGCTGACTTGAGAAGGGCTGACTTGAGAGGGGCTAAAGGGTCTCTATTAGGCTTGCAACGCTCAGATGGCTATCAGTTCTTTTTAACAGAATTTAAAGATGGGTGGAAGGTTGTTGCAGGTTGTAGAAGGATGACAATCGAAGAATATCGAGAGCATGTTAAAAGCTATAACGATGAAGAAAAGGAGTTTGAGACTACTTTAATTTTGGATAATTTAGAGAAGCGTTTAGAGCATTATTTAGAAAGGGAGGGTAAGTGATGGAAAATAAAGATAAGCCAGCATATCCAGTAGAGACTCATAACGAAATACACGGGGGCTTAACCAAGCGAGAGTACATGGCAGCTATGGCTATGCAGGGGCTTTTGGCTCAGACACCAACAGCAGAAAGCGCAAAAACAGTAAACAGAGGTGTGTTGTGAAGATTGAATTAAATGAATCAGAAATACAGTTAATTAAACGGTTGTTGAATCCTTTGTTTTGCGTACCACAAGGGCTATCGCCAGAGTTTTACAGAACGCTGTCTTGGGATGGTGATATGGAATTAGCTGGTATTGCAGACAGCATAGTTACAAAGCTTAACAACCAAAACAGCGAGGCGGGTGATGAGCTTAGTTGAACAATTAGAAAAAGAACTCTCATTAGAGAATAAGGAAGTTGATGAGTGGGGGTTGGGTGATTACGACAATGGTGAAACTGGATGCCCAAAATGCGGAAGGCATAGACTTTGTGTTTGCGGAAACGGAAAACACCGTTGTGAAAAATGCTATTGGTGTCCTGAAGAAAACCAATATAAAAAATTTGAATGGGAAGCTTAACCCCAAAAGCAAGAGGTAGAGTATGAGTAAAGAAAATTTAGGAATAGATGCAGATAGCATTGTCGGAGAAAACACAAGAACTTTTACTAAGGACGAATATATAGCCGAATTAGAAGCCAAGCTTAGTGAGAGTGAGGAAGAGAAAGCAGAGCTTAAGGATGAAATTGCTGGATGGAAAGCAGCGGCAGAATCAACCTATTTTGATAATTTAGCAATGCTTGAAGAATTAGGGGAGTAGGTATGTTTACATCAGGCACAGATTCTAACAGAGCACTTGTTTATCATTACAGGTCAGCCATTCAGTCTAATGTGTGGCTAACAGCAGATAAAAAAAATCAGGAAATGGCTTGGATTGCTTTTGTCTTTTTTGCTATTAGATTTTTAACCACCATAGGGGAGAGATAGGAATGAGTGAACTAGACCAAGAAAGAAAAGATGAGTTAGAAAACGTCATAGAAAATATCATGCAAGACGCTCACAACAAAGCTATTCGGGATTGCCATCATTTAATTCTAGGGTGCTTTGATGATGCTGATAATACAACAAAGCCAATATATATGGGTTTAGAGCATGAAATTGTAAGACTGTATAAACAGTAACCAACAAACAAGATAGGTGAGAGAATGAGTGAATTAACGAGATACGAAATTGTCGCGCATGACTATATAGATTTTCACAAAAAAGGGAGGCTTTGCCTGTACAAAGATGCTGTTGAGTTAATCGAAAAGCTAGAGCAAGAAAACAAAAGGCTAGCTGAGAGGGAGATTAAATCAAGAGAAGAGGCAGCAAGATTTATAGAAAATCAACTCGACTTTGATTCGGATTATAAATGCAAAAGAGAAAAAAATTGGTGTCACCACTACGGCTGGCAAGAGCTTAGAGAGTTAATGGATTTTATTTACGAAGGTGAGCCAAAATCCAAAGAGGAATGTTTAATTAACGCATGCGAGTACAGGAAATGTTAAACCAACAAAAGGCTAAGTAACAATAACCGTACATTAACAAACAATAACTATAGATTAAGAGCAGTAAGTGTAGATTAAGGAGTAACCTAATGGCAGATGAAATAGATTTAGCAAACATAGAAATAGAAAGAGAGAAAGAGAGGGCGCTTAGTAAAATCAAGCAATTACAGCAACAATCAGGTATAATCGACTGTATTGATTGCGGTATTGAGATTCCAAAGGCGAGAAAAGAGGCAGTACCAAGCGCGAAACGCTGCATTGACTGTCAGAGCTTAAAAGACCTGGAGTAATTTATGACAAATTTTGGGGAGTTAATGAGAGGGGAATACGAGAAGCTTTTAGACTACTGCCAGACAGATGTAGAGCGGGAAACTGTCGAGGCTTGTATTAAATACGGTGGAACTACAAAAGCAGCACCACACATAGGGATAAATGATAGGTCAGTAAGGAAAAGGCTGTCTAAGATTAGAGAGAGAGCTAAAACACCTAGAGATTTAATAGGAAACCTAGACGAGCCTATTCAAAGCCCTATGGCGGTCAAAGGCACTAGCACACTATTCGATGCACAGACAGGCGAAGCTAAAATAGCATGGATAAAGACGGATTTAGACAAACAGCAACAACTAGAGCAGCTATTAGAGACAATAGATAACGCGGTCTCAACTTACAAACCTTTAAAAAGAATTAAATCGCCTAAAAAATCAGACAAAGACAAGCTAGTCGTGCTGCCACTTGGCGACCCACATCTAGGAATGTATGCATGGCATGAGGAAGCAGGTGAGGATTTTGATTGTGATATTGCAGAGACTAATCTAAGAAAGGCTCTATCCTATTTAATCGACAAAGCACCCCCTGCTGAGCATTGTATTATTTTAAACCTTGGCGACTTCTTCCATTCTGATAACGCAAGCAACACAACCACAAGAGGCACAGATGTCGATGTTGATGGGCGTTGGGGTAGAGTGTTTGATATTGGCATGGTCTTGATGATTGACGCTGTGCATTTAGCCTTAGAGCGATTCAAGAAAGTGACTGTAAGAAACAATCCAGGCAACCACGACAAACATACAGGACAGGCATTATCCATAGCTATGAAGTATATATTCAAGGACAACCCTAGAGTTGAGATAGCCGAGCCTAGCAATCCCTTTTTCATTTATGAGTTTGGGAATAATATGTTATTCTCTACACATGGAGACGGATTGAAGCCTAAACAAGCACAGGGCTTTATCTCTAACGCTTACCCTGAAATGTGGGGCAAGACAGAGCATAGATTGGCGCTGTTTGGTCACTTCCACCATGAAGATAGGAAGGAAGAGAACGGGCTAATAGTTGAGATATTCAACACGCTAGCAAGCTCAGACGCTTGGCATCATGCAAGTGGTTATAGGTCAAAGAGAAACATGAAGTGCATTGTATTAGACAGAGAAGAGGGTGAGATTGAGCGGTATACATTCAGCTTAAAGAGAAAATCTTTATGTCAGACAAAAAGCTAGTAAGTATCACAGGCGGCAAAGAAGAGGAAATATATATAAACCCAGAAGCATTAGATGCTCTTTCAGGTGTTGCCGAATGGATTAAAGAGATAGGATGCTCAGAGATTCAGATTGTTGTTTTAAGTGGGTGTATGACTTACAGCGAGGTTTACAATACAACAACCGTATCGGAGACAATGGGCGGGGCGATAAGGAAGTATGAAGCCAGATACCAAAGAGAATTAGACGCTGAGTATTGGGAGGAAGATTGTGACGAGTGAGGAGGAGGAAATAGAGCAAATGCTTGATTACCTTAACGACAAAGTGAGAGCTTGGTACAAATCGGGCGAAGATGTTATAATAAGCGTCCACTTACCTAGCCTTATGGTTGGTTTGGTAACAATCGAAGAGGACGAGGAAGCGGATATATTACATTGAAAACATGCAGTCATTGTGAGAACAAAGCCATATATTCAGTAGCCAGCTATGACTCATGCGCTTCATGTTTAACGCATCACATATCTAAACTATTAAGATACTGTGATTTTGTACAGGTAGTAAAAGCTCGTGAAATTGATAAGAATTAAAGACGGTGAGAGAGAATTAGCCTGTCTAGTAGCAGACGACTTAAGCGGTGTTAAGATTGAGGACAACACTTTAGATTTAATCTACCAGGGTAGGGAAGTACAATTACTCTTCTCAACATCTAAAAGCGCAGGATATGCTTACGGATATGTATGTGTAGCTTTAGAGTCAGTGGAAGAGACGGCTAACAACTTTGAGAGAACCTTTGTATTTGGGAGAGAAGAAGATGAGTAAGACTAATTTAATAGCAGCAGTTAAAGCTTTTGTTATAACTTTGGCTTTATTTCTAGGACTTGGAGTAGTTTTTTTAGTGTTCGCTATAGCAACAGGTTTTTTTGGTATAGAGGCGGTGCTAGGGATGGTATTATTCTTTATGGTTTTTTATTGCGTATTCCAAGAGATAGGAGCGAAACCAGAATAATGAGCAAAGGTAGCGGAAGAAGAAAAGAAAACACCAAACAAGTAGAAGAGAACATAAATAAGGTTAAGTTTGGCACATTAAAACCATCGAGAGAGTGGGAAGTTAAGAAGCCAAATGCAAATAAGAATGATTCGCATTCTCAATAAGTTAAAGTTATATCAACATGAATAAAGGTGGAGCGCCTAAAGGCAATCAGAACGCAGCTAAGGGCAGGCAAGCAACGCAAGCCCTAGAGATAGCCTGTGCCATTCATTCAGGTGAGAGAGACTTAGAGAGCGTTGTAGAGGGTAACGGAAT